CTGTAGCAAATATCGCAAAATCCATTCATCCGACGCGCCGAATAGTTCTCGGTAGCGAGAGGCGACTTCCATTTTTATTTGCGTTGCCTGCCATATCCTGAGTTCATCTACGGTGCTTGCCGTAGGCAACATTATGGTGTAGTCAATTTCTGTAGGGTCATAGTTATTCAGTTCTAAGACAAAATCAAATAGTTGCCTCAATCCAAGTTGGACTGCATACTGAATTCGACGGATGGTCCGGGCGAATCGAATATCCTGCTCTGTTAGGGTAGCCCGACTTCCCACTTCTCTCTCAAATCCAAGGTAAGATTTGGGAACCTTCAGAGCAGACATCAGTTTATTTTGAAAATACTCCAAGTCCCGCAAGTTAGCCACGTTAGTGTCTCCCTGCAAGACTTTCACATCTGCCTTGCTATCTGCGCGTACACCATAAAAAATATCCTCCTCAATGGACAGGGGGTTAAACTCTAAATCCATTTTTCCAGTCCGAGGATTTATGGTTCGACGTTTGCGCATGGTTTTTCTAACTTGCTGAATATGCTCGTACGCCTCAGAAGGCGTAAGCCCTTCAACGTCTACTGCGTAGGCAATTCGTAGGTTGGCTCTTGTTAACCGTGCAATAACGATAGCATCTTCCATCATGCATAGTTGCTTATAGATTTTGAGCGCAGACTTAAGTGTTGAATCTCCATAAATATTTTGTCTACTTTTAATCAATCTGAAGTGAATTATTTGCCATTTTGCGAAGTCTACAACCTTTTGGTCTGTCTGCGGTTCAAGCTGAGAAAATGCCCCTTCATCCGGAAGCCGCCCATAGGGGTCTTCGTTTCTAATCATGTCGGAGCCGGGAAGATTCTTTAGTCTAACCGGAGTTAATTCCATATTTAATACGAGTTCTTCAAAACATTCACCATATTTTGCAAGCTCACGTGTTATTGACCACAACTGCGCATCGAGCTTTAATTGATTCTTTGTTCTCATTAACAGTTCCGTGACTTTGGGCTTATCACACCGTATTTTAACGATGTCCTCAATGCCCGGGTCTCCGCTGGTAGCGTTATCCGCATATGCATCAAGCGCAGCAGAAACTTCCGGACTGGATTCATCCATACCGTCATATTCTTGGTATACTTTCCTACGAGCCTGCGCCATTTGCATTTGCTTGTAATACCAGGCATATGCCGTCGAATCATCTAATGTCCCGCTGGACGCTGGAGACACAGGTAAAATACCGTGTTCATCCGTCGAATCCTGAGAGACAGTTTTATCACGTGAAAATATCTTTGAAATCCTAGTAAGAATGCTTGCCACATACTCACCCCCGTTCGTGTAGTCATTACTAGTTAATTATACTCCAATAATGGAATATTTTACAACCTGTGCATCCATTCCACGCAAGAGTATTTGTTCCATGCTTGTTGTAACCCCATTAGTCTGCGTTAAGATGGTTATAGTCCGCTGCTGCGGCCTAGTGTTTAGCCGTCCTGTTTTCTCTGCATAATCCATATCCCGGCACAAACAACCCAATTCTCCTATTGTCCATCTACAATCCTTGAAAATTAGACCTGCTTTATGGGTATGCCCGATAAGTAAGACGGAGTAATTGTGCCCCCTGCTGAGAAACCAATTATGCGTGTTTATAGCTGTGCGTAAGTCTACGGAGGAGAAGTTTTTAGGATGGGCTACAATGAGGTCTCCTACTTGCGTCCACCATTCAGGAATGACTGTTATATTCCTAATTGGGGGGTATCTCTTCACTTCTCCGGTAATGTCATTGGGTATTTCAAATCCTGTCTCATATCTTCTGAGTAGACTCCTGTCAAACAGAAATTGAATCTCTGGGTCTAATTTATCTGCCAGAATATTCTGCAATCTCTCATCGTGATTCCCTGTTATGAGCGTTACGGGACACCAGGAGGCCATAGTTTTTAAGTACTGATACCCCGTCTCTAACTCCTGCCGGATTAAGAGTGCTTTATGCTTTGGAAATTTAGAGAGACAGTATTGGTCAAACCAGTCTCCCGCAACGATTAATTCATCCACCTTCCCCCTAAGATGCGGCTCTATAGTTTCAATAAAGAGTGGAATTTCTTGCGGGATGTGCACGTCTGAGATGATTCCTCTGCGGATTTCTGCATTAGGCTTTTTGCGTATTCTCCGTTTAATCTTATCTCTAACTTGATTTATAGTGAACAGTTCCCCGTAGTGAGCACTTAAACGTTCTGCTGTTTCTTTCCATGAATGAGTTGCCTTAAGTTCAAGAGCTTTTTTAGCTGCGCCGGGATGCCTGTCCCATATTGACACGATGCCACCACCTAACCATATAGTTTATCTTTTTTGCACTTCTTCACCGTGCATCTTAGTTTTCCAGTTTTGCTTTTAACCGCGTAAACACATTTTTCACACTTCTGTTCCTTTTTCATAAGTCTCTACCTCCCCATAAAAGGTCTTCCACTGTTAATGTTGGCGTAAAGCCAAACAGGCTCAGTTGTGTATCTACTGCAGACTGAATATTCTTGTCATCTACTGGAGATATGAGTTCTCCCAACATTGGCGCAATGATTGCTGGAGACTTCTGAGTGGTACAATGATAACAAACTCCAGCTAGAGCATCTGCGCAGTCCTTACTCCCCCGGGGAGGGTGGTCGATTCTACCGTTCTTTTCATTCTTCTCTAGCTGCAGCAATTCCTCAATTACCGGCGGGTAATCATAAAGTACCAATCTATCTTCATAAAGGGCTTCTTTGACGGCGTTGTAACATTCCGGCTTTGAGTCGATGGATAGTCTTTCTGCGTCGATTTTACGCCTGTTAAGTTGCTGGATACTTTCTGCGCTTTGGAATTGGTCAAAAGTGACTTTTGCAATCCTAAATCCATATGATTGCAGCTCATAAATAAGTGCCCGGACGTCATCTATCTGGATTTCTCCATCTGTCGGAGGTACAATCCGAAGTAAAACATCTATTGTAATGACCGGGGCTGAAACTTTAAAGTCCTCTCCTGAATTATTCTTGCGCACTAGTTCTATCCAGCTGCTGACATGCCCCATGCCAAAGCCTGCGGAATCTCCGCTAAGCGCGAGGTCGCAGTGAATGTACCGGGGATGTTCTGTGGGGTGCAACAGGTTTTTAATGAACCCTGCGCCGTCTTGGAGCGTTGTGGCTTCAACAGAATAGGGATGAACAAACCCCGCCGTGGTGCCTCTGTCCGCAGCGTCAAAAACTTTACTTCTGTTCTGAATAAACGGATGAATGGTTACTGTAGGGTACCCGGCTAGGTCACGAATAGCCCCGTCAATGTCCATTATGAACTCATTTTTATATTCAATTGGCACGGCAATAATCGGTAATCCAAGTTCACCTGCCTTTTCTTGCTGTATGCCATCTTCAATGACAAATGCCCTTTTTGCGGAACTTCCAATGCACACTTTAAAGTAATCTCCAATAAAGTAGGACTTGGGCTTAGTTTCCCACTGTGCATATCTCCTCCAGAAAATAGTTGGGTCATCTTGTGCCTGTTCAATCATACGTTCTGTGAAGTCTGTAGGATAACGAGCAGATGAAACTGAGAGCAAAATTCCTGGCAATTTGCCCTTCCGCATGAATCTGGACTTCATACGTCTTATTAGGTTATCGTGGACATCTTGTGCCCTGTCATATTTTCCCCCAACAGCCCGTCTGGATTTTTCAATCACGTCAAAAAAGTTTATCTCATCAATCACAGCTCCGAAAACGTTATAACCAATAGGGTTAGTTACAGGGGCTATCCAGATGTCTTTGGGGAATCGCATCTCCTCTTTCAAGTCTTTATCATAAGGAAATGCAGAGGTAAAATACGGGCTGTTTCTGAGTTTAGATTTAACATCCTGGAATACGACTTCTTTGGCTTGGTCTTTGTTGATAGAAACGTTCACAAACGCAATGACGGCATTATCTACTAATCCATATACCGCCTGCGGATTCCGCAAACAGGATGCCTCATAAACCATTCGAATAAGTGCGATAGAAGAGAAGGTAGAATTATGAACTATGATTCCGTTTGCTACAAAATTACGGAGTTCTGGGATATCCAAGTCATAGACTTCTGCCGTTCCTGCGGGGCTTATACTCTCAACTGCGACCCATTTCAGCTTGTCGTTACGAATTGTGCCTACCTCAAATCCAGGATTTAGCATATTAACTGGAAGCCATCCTCTGGGAGTAAATACCCGATGGTCTGGAGTAAGCGTCAATTGTTTTTTGTCCGTCAGTTTGAGGCATACTACGTCTTTTTTCCCCGA